TGGTGGATATCCATAATCTTGGAATTAACACCACAACACATACATCGGTCATGTGACAGAAGAGATTCAACATCTTGTTCTGATATTCCATACCTCCAAGACGCTTTCTTAATTCTCGCACAAGGCTTGCAGATGTACATGTGACCAGATTTATGTCGCGCGTGCTTATAGAACTGCGACAAGTCTTTGTCACTTTTACATCTGCGACACTGCATATTCGTACCCCTTGCCTAACGAGCGGTTCCAGCAATTTGTTGCGTTTTCATCTAAGCATCGCTGCTTAGCGGGTCGTGATTTCAACCATTGACTCTTCTAATACGGCTAGTCCTTCCATCATTCTGTTACCAACTCTTTCGAGTCGGGCTGGTCATTTCTGCCAGCCTCTGCATGTCTCCATGCAGTTCAGATCATATCATCATCAATCTTATCCAAGACTCGCAACTTGCGAGTTTGTGTATTTGTTCCGAAGTCTCTTGCCCTAAACATCTGTTACATGCATCACATACCAGTCCTAGTACGCGATCTTCAACATGATGTATTGCTGCGAAATTCTTTTTTGTAAATGCTACTTTGCAGCAATCACATACAGTCCGTTGCCTTAATTTATAGACTTCTTCGAACGTTAAATTATATACACGAGATTGGAGCGAGCAGACATTACAATGCTTGCAAGTATTTCTAGACCACTTATCAGTCTTGCTAAAAGCTGACTGATGTAGTAGTCTAAAGCACTTATTGCATCGCTTGAATGCTTCGCAATCAGATTGCGCTCGGCGTGTGATCGTTGAGGGGTCACTAAGACTTCCCTGCGTGTTGTCCCTATTGAAGAGATTTTTACGTGGCTCAGAAATAAACTTTAAACATGCTACTATACGATCTAGATCAATTTGTGTTTCTTGATGTAGAATATGGTTACATGTTTGACAGACAATACCTTTGCAACCTCCACTTGTGTGGTGAATATGCTTCAGATGTTGCTTATCAAATAAATCATCACAGCACATGCAGTTTGTTTGACTATACATGCTTTGTGCTTGTTCGGTGGTGATCCCGTACTTTCGTGCGGCTTCACGTAACTTTTTACATGCTTTGCAGACACTGTATGTGTGCCTGCCGTTTAAACCAAATTGGTCTTTTGGCTTTAGTTCTAAGCATGTTGAACAAGTTCTTTTAGTCATCGTACTCTTCACTTAACAGGAGTTTCTCGCATACAGCCAAGTTTAGACGTGCATCTCACGACGCACGGGGCCCAGGAAAACTTAAGCCCAAAGTTCGGGAATAAAAGCTTCGTTCGAGTTCTCGAAACAAGCCACTGCTACATTAAATAAATACATTTCGTTCATTCTTTTACCTCCAAAAGGTAAGTTTAGTTGATGTTAAATTACAGCAACCCCAGTTGATCTTGCCTAGACATCTGGGTCTGTCTAAGCGGTCTCCCTTACCGTGGCTTCAAGCCGAGGGCTTCGGGATTCTCTTTCCTCAGGCGCATGTATTGCTCCGTTGAAATCTTTTTCGGATCAACACGACCTGAACCTGACATATTGCCGCCAGTAGCAGTACCCGCACCAACCCCACTAACGATATTTGACTTGAAGAGGTTGCCGAAGAGGGACGGCAATTCCTTCATGCGTCGCACAGCGTCTTCTGGAGTACGTCGAGTGATAATTGATTCACCGGTCTTTGTGTCAATGTCGGTTAAGTCGACCATTGGCTGCGGATCTCCGGTGACACGTCCTTGATCGTCGGTCTTTTCTACAATCTTCGTCATTGGACGAAGCAACGCAATAATCTGGGACGTATTGAATGCATCGTTTACGACTGCAGCGTCTTGGAGTGATCGATCAACAAGCGTTTGCTTATACTTGCTCTCCCAAGCAACTGCCTTTGTTTCTAGTTCTTTGACTTCCTTGACATACTTGTCTTCGAGTTGTTTCTTGTCGTGCTCAAGTTGCTGCTCACGCGAACGGAACGTCTTTTGCAAATCCTCTAATTTTGCTTCAAGCTGTTCACGTTGCTCCTTGCTGAGATTCTGATTTGCTAATGCATCAGTGTAAGCTGTCTCTAGTTGCTCGAACTTCTGTGCATGCTTTCTACGGTCTTCTGCTAGAAACTTATTGATGTCATCCTGTGAGAAAACCTTAGGACCCTTTACTGCAGGTACTACTGGAGCTGGCTCAACTGGTGGCACAACAATCTGTTCGTCCTGAGCATCGTTCTCGTAACAAGCTAATGCTATCTTCAACATAGTAACTCTCCTCCCAGCATTATTTAAGTATCTAGGCAACTTGCTGGTAAGTTGCTAATACTCGGAGTCAGCCCTCGACTACATTGTTGAGGTAAAAGTTAAGTAACCCGTGTGAGCATATATTGACGGGCGTCTCGCAGGAATGGCTTTAGATACCGCCATGCCAATGCACTTGGGATGCCGTGAATAAGATGCTCTATCGGTTGTTGACTCCTATCATACGAGGTTTTTACGCCCGCATAACTATGGATCGAAATTCCTAAATTCTCTAGTTCCATATCCGGGTCGACTCCATCCAACAGGGCAAGACAGATCTCATAGCAGGCTGTCTCAATATCCGTAGGTACTACTGTATCGGTGTCTCTTGGAAACTCTAACTCTTGGCTTGCTTCAGCTGCACGGATCGCTGCTTCTGAGGCTTCTGGATCAGCCACTAAAAGGTTGTACACTGAAGCGCGGGCGCCTTTAAAGTTTAAGCGGTCAACGTAGCGTGTAGCCATGTACAGCGACTTTTGACGGTCTGTAGGGGACGAATCATCCCAAGCAGACGTGTGCAGTCTCGTCGTAAAATAGGCTTCAGCTCGGACTAGTGTGCCATAACAGGATGCCATTATTCTTGGTCCTTCGTCTCTTTACCTTCGCCACGGACTGGCTTTGCTGTTGAATCTTTCGTGTCAGTGTTTCGCGAAGCCTCTTTCTCGCCTTTGCTCTCTTCAGCCGGGTCGCCCGATAAATCAGGCATTCCCCGTGAGGCCGGATTCTTTAATGCTCCATTTGCTGGCTCAGACCCACTAGTCTGTGCTTCGGCGATTCGAATGATACGATCCATATGGTCTTCACGAGCCTGCTTGTATTCATTTGCACGGAAGCCGAGAGCCATAGAGGCAACTTGCTCACCAACCAGTCCTGATTCCTTAGCCTTGATAATCGTGTCTGGGTCGCTCGTTGTATAGTCGGCTGCGTCTATCTCATTATTGATCCGGTCCATAATCTCAACAGAGACTTTCCCAGCGAGAAGCGTAGATACGATACACTTAGCCAATTCCTGCTTAATTGTACGTCCTGGTACTGAGTACATGATCTCAGATAGTTTCTTAGATTCATCGACCCGTGCCATATCCGACTTAAGACTGTAACGGTCTGGGTACTTAATAACAGGGATCATCCTGTTTTCAATTCGACGTTCCTCGTAGGATGACCAGTGCTCAGCAATCTTGCGTTCAGCATTCTCTAGAATATTGCCAATGAAAGACAGACCGGCTTCGATCCCTTGCGGGTCCATATCCTTGCCTACTTCGTAACTAATAGACTTGCCAATCTTGTTGGCAACCGCCAAATTAACTAGTTTGCGGATATCGTCTTCAAGTTTCTCTTGTAATTTAATCGAAGCTTCTAGCGGCTCTGGCGAAGGATGGATGAATCCAGGTCGCTCAGCCCGTAGATCATAAGCACGTCCTACTGTGGCCCCTACAACTAAGTTGGTATCAGAACTGGGCTGACCACCTACCGTTGCGGTGCCATCTGGATTCGATGTGTGCTTTAGATGATCGCCAAGAGCCCGAAGATCTCGCTGTTCGGTGTAGAATGGGAAGTTAGCCTTGAGAGCATATGCAACATCGCTTGAACCCAGATTCAAAAGGGCGATCTGATGCTTGCAAACGTCCTTCAAAAGGCTATCCCCGATGTCTACCATCACGAACGGGATGCGGGTCAATTCTAACTCAATTGGATCTGCGTCTGTACGTTGATTTGTGTACGGACAAATTGGGTTGCCGCCTTGATCCATGAACATTACGTTTACACGCCCTGTCTCTGGATTGATATAGACTAAGCGGTATCGCTCGTATGAGCCAGATGGCAGGGCTACGGGCATCTGGAAGTTGTAAGAATTCATGTCGCCGAAATCTACGCCACGATCTCGCAGTAATATAGCAGAGTAGTCAGTAGTTTCGTGCGGCTTCGAGCAAGTCCAAGATAGGATGTCTTCGACTGGATACACATATAAATAGGGTCTTGCTCCTAGTGAGTCTGCTAATGTACAGGCTGAGAAGGCGGGCATGTCAATATACACACCGACGCGACCCATCATGCAGAGTTCGGTAAGAACCTGGAAGCCCATGAAGACGCTCATATTCGAGCCACGAAGATCAACGCCACCACTTAAACCGCCAACTGCTTCATTGTATAGTTTGCTGCCGCCCTTGCGTAGGACATCTCGCATGCGTTGAAAGACGGAATTACGCACGTCGTTAATTGCTGCTTTGGAGAAAGCGGGGACTGGAGTAATATTCTGTCGATTCGTGAAGTCATTGTTGTCTTCACGGGCATTAAACTTCTGCAAATAGCGGCGTGTAAAATCATCACCACCATTATAGGTGTCTCGCCAGATATCCCAAAAACTCATATCCCGCAAGTAATTCGGGTGTCGGATGTTTATTACTAATTGCCGGTGATTTTCCATCATAAAAAGGCCCCGATGCCACGGTTGGTCACATAAGATGCCGCTAAGGGTAATGCTATCTCTGCGTATGTTTGAGCATGTGCTAGATGGTCCGGCCCTGTCTCGATATACCGAGCCTTAGGATTACCGGTTTCATCCTTCTCATAAGTTCTAACCAATGACTTTATATGCTCCCTGTATTCGTGCGAAATATCTCGCGGTAAAACAATACGTTTTGTTTTGAATCGCCCTAGAGTTGCGTCTAGCCATCCAGTGCGATCAACAGTAGCGATAGGTGTTCCCAACTCGTCCTCAGCTAATGAGATTTCTTTTCCTGACACACCCCTACGATATCGGCATAGTGATATATAACCTGGAAAACGTCTTGCAAACCGTCTTGCGTCATTTACATTGGGGTCAGCATCAATTACACACCCCATTACCTGCCACTCCCGCATAAGCGAATCTAGTTGATCGTACTCCCCACCAAGAAATTTACCTTCCCACAGTAACTTGCCTTGGGCTATCACGTTAAGATCTGCGCCCATCTCACTGACAAGCCACTCCATGATTACTACGTAGTTCCATTTTCCTTGGTCAATTCCCATCGTAATTAATCGATGACCACCTACCTTTGGGCGGTCATCCTGCTTTGTGTGATTCCGCAAGCAACTGTCGATATCTGAATCTGTGACCTGGGCGCCTTCACCCATGTAGGGCTGCCCAAGTTTTGAGTTTTGAAACTCACTTGCAGCCGCTTCGTCTCCAAGTCCGCGATGATATGCTACTACTATATCGCCAGGGGATACAGTATACGAGTAAAGTTGATTGACATAAAAACTTCGATGATTTTGGTCACACTCAGTTGCCGTTGCGTGCCAAGCCCCTGATGCTAGGTAGACTGGCTTTTCTTTTTGTTCTAATTTATGCTTGCATTCAATACACTTAAGGTACGAGTCTTTGCATTTTGGATCATTTACATGCTCGCCGATGATCTCTACACTATCAGGCCAAATCAATTCGCTCCAACGGTTGCAGTGCGGGCATTTAAATGTCCAATGCTCTTGTGTCCCTTGAAGAAATAACTTATGAATACCATACTTTGGTATCGTGGGCGTTGAGATGCTCCAAACCCACTTCTCCATATGTCCGCTTAATCGTTCGAGAGCCAACCAAATTTGCTTCTGGTCCATTTCGTCAACTTCGTCCAGAATCAATGTTGATACTGGAATTGACTTTAAGTTACTGTCTCCTCTTGAACCTCGTATGTAAAGATTGACGCCACCTGCCTGCTTCAGCCCTACTGTATTTGTATCCGTGAAGATACCCTTTAAATATGGGCTATGTAATAGTGCCGTACTAAATCTTGCCTTACTAAAATCTCCAGCATTGATACTCGTTGGCAGTACGTACAAAACATCTTTCTTCAAAACATCGACCGTATAAAATGCCCTATTGATTGCAACCTC